CATGGGCGAGTATTTTAGCAGAAAGAAAAAAAAGAATAGACCAAGCAAAAAAAGAGGAAACACAAAGAAAACTTGAGGCCAGCAGGAAACAAGAAGAAATATTTGATTTAATAAAAATGGCTGGAATTATTAGTTTTGTTGTTGGAGTTGGAATTATATTTTTAATTGTGATGATTAAATTTTTTATGAAAGAAAAAACACCTCAACCTTTTCAATTATCAAATAATTCAATTTGTGATTTACAATATCAAAAAATTTATCAGGACAAAATTGGTTGTGTATATATGAATAATTATGCTAATTTAGAAATTGAATATTATAAATTTGATGGATTGGACATAAGGCTTGGTTGTCCTAGAGATTATGAATGTAAAGACAACCCAAATAAAAAAGGATTATTTTATTGAGTGAAAAAAAACCCATAGAAAAACCAGTTCAAGTTAAAGTTGGCGAAAATAGTTTTGAGTTAATTTTAAGAATATTGGGAAATGAATTTGTAGCAGTAAAAATAGGTTCAACAAATTTTAGTGGAAAACTAATAGCAGGTGGAATTTTATTGTTGTTTTTTACATTTATGATTTTGGAAGTATTTGGATTAAATGAGGTTTTTAAATGACTCAAAAAAAACTGCAAAAAAATTCTAAATTAAATAAATTGGATACCAATAATGACAATATTATTAGTGATGAAGAATTTGAAATGCGAGAAAAATTAATTTTATTGGAAAATAGAGATAAAAAAGAAGATCAACAAAGATATTTAGTATGGTTTAGTGCATTATCAGTTACTGGGTTTATTGTGGTATTAATGACCCCTTTATTGCCTATGGAAAGAATAGATCATTTATCAGGTATTGCAGAAATTTGGGTTTTATCAAACATGGGTATTATAGGTTCTTTTATTGGTTTTAATCAAATGGCAAAAAAAAATGGTAACTAAATGAATATTGAACAATTAAAAGAAGATATCATAAAGGAGGAGGGTGGATTTATATTAGAACCTTACCAAGACCATTTGGGTTATTGGACAATATCAGTTGGACATTTAATAAGGGAAAATGAAAAAGAAGAATTAATGCAACCAATATCAAAAGAAAGAGCAGAAGAATTATTTGATAATGATTTAAAAGTTTCAATTAATGATGGTGAAAGTTTTTGTAAAGGAATGACTATTGATGACAATGTAAAAGAATGTGTGATTCACATGGCATTTCAACTTGGTTTGCCAAAACTAAATCAATTTAAAAAATTTAAAAAAGCATTGGAAAACAATGATATAAAAACTGCTATTGAAGAAATGAAAGATAGTAGAGCATACAAACAAACTACAAATAGATGGAATAGATTAATTGAAAAAATGGGGAAAAGTTTATGATTACAAGTTTATTGCCAGTTGCATCAAAGTTATTAGGAAAATTTATAGAGGATAAAGACACTAAAAATAAATTAGCACACGAAATAGCAACTATGGCAGAAAAACATGGTCAAGAGTTAGCATTACAACAAATAAAGGTAAATCAAGAAGAAGCAAAGGGTAATTGGTTTCAAAGCTCATGGCGACCATTAATAGGTTGGATTTGTGGTTTATCATTAGCAATAAATTATATGGTTAGTCCTATTTGTGCAGGTTTTGGAATAACAATACCTCAAGCCGATATGTCGGTAATGATGCCATTATTATTTGGAATGTTAGGAATTGCAGGAATGAGAAGTTTTGATAAAAACAAAAAAACAGATACAAAGAATTAACAACAAAAGGAGGAAAAAATGCCATATCATTATGGAAAAGGTACACATTCAAAAGGAATGAAGAAAAAGAAAAAGGGAACAAAAAGAAGAAAGAAGAAAATGAAGTAATGGTAAAAGTTGCATCAATTCAAAAATTCACAAAAAATTTAACAACAAGGCAAAAGAAAACAATGAATCGCCATGCAAGGCATCATTCTTTAAAGCATATGAAAGAAATGTCTAAAGATTTAGCATCAGGAAGATTTACTTTTGCACAAGCTCACAATAGGGCAATGAGGAAAGTGGGTAAATGAGTGGATTTACAACAACAGCAACAATAGCTGAATTGATAAACAAAAGACCAATAAATAAAAAGACAAGAAAAAAGGGTGTTAATGGGCGATTTAAAGCCCCCCAGAGAGTATTAAAGTTAAAAAGGTTCAAATAGATAAGAAAAAATTTTAATTCAACTGTGAGGTCTTTTTGGGAATATTTCTTTCAATAATATCTTTTACTTGTTCAATGCAATCATTTAAATCACCTTTTACAATATAATGGGGTGTTTCATAAATTTTTGATTGCACTTTCCACAATTTTTGATTTTCAGATAACCTGCCTTTTGCTGTTTTAAGCTCAATATATAATAATCTTCCCTTTGGATATTCAACAATAATATCAGGACAACCTGATTTTAAACCCATGTTTTTTAATTTAGTATTATAATAAACATTTCTTTTGCCCTCATTAGGAACATGAAAATGCCTAAAATTATATGTTTTTGACATATATGTTAGATATTCATGGCAAACTCTTTGAATGTCAGATTCTTTTGTCATAGGGGCTAACCAATAAGTTAATCTTGATAGACTCATGTTCAACCCCTATTCATTTGGAGAGAATAATGATTTTTTTGGGGGAAAATCAAAAAAATTTTCTCCCTAAATTAATTTAGCAAAATTCAAATAAAAAAAAAATAAAAAAAAGCTTGTTTTTATAAAAAATAGGTTTTAATAGTTAACCTAGATGTTTTTCTAGGTTTAATAATAATAATAATGGAGAAAATAATGAATAACAACCACATTAAATTTAAAAGTTACGATGGAATAGCTTATAGGTTAGTTAAGACCAATGCTAAAGAAACCGATATTGAAGCAACAATAAATTATTTTAAAAAACAATGTGATACTTTTGATGGCGATATGCTTCGAGCTAGCTATGAAAATTGGCTAGCTATGGAAGATGAAGGCCATATAACAAACTCAAATTAATAATAATAAAGGAGAAAATAATGAATAGTAAAGAATTTGCAATAAACCATATAGAATATAATTTATCACAAAATAATTTAAATTGTTTATTTGTTGCATTAAGCGATACTGGGAAAAAAATGTTTTCTTTTAATGGGTATTGGGGAGAAAGTTATATTTTTAATCTTGTTGATTTTGAGGGAAATGTATTTGTTTATAAAGGTTCAAAATATTTACACCATGAAAATGAGGGTGCAAAAGAAGGAGATAGAATTGAAGTAAGAGGAAAAATAAAAGAGCATTCAATTTATAAAAGTAAATTTGGAGTATCAACAAAACAAACAAGATTAGAAAGAATCAAAGTTTATAATTTA